AACTTACCGAAAATATAATTCATACTTTTAAATTTTATTACACCGAAGTAGATAATATAGAACATCTACAACATGAGGTAATAACATTTTTATTAAGTAAAATCCACTTATTTGATCCATCACGTGGAGCTAAAGCATTTTCATACTTTGGTACGATTGCAAAAAGATATTTAATTATACAAAATACTCAAAACTATAAAAAAAGAGTTGATAAAGCTCCAGTTGAAGAGTTATACCATGATTTAAGACATTCTTATGATATGGATTATAATCCTATGGAAAAGGATGATTTATCGGATTTTTTAGATGAATATTTAGAGTATTGTACCGAAAATATTTACACTCTCTTTCCTAAAGAAAAGGATGCCAAAGTAGCGGATGCTATTTTAGAAATTTTTAGAAAAAGAGAAAGTATAGACATTTTTAATAAAAAAGCTATTTATCTTTACATTAGAGAAATGGTTGATGTTAAAACTCCTCATATTACTCGAATAGCAGATCAATTAGGTGTTATTTTTAAAGATAATTTTATTTTCTATAAAGAATATGGGTATGTAGATTTTGATTGATTTCTATATTTATAGTCATGGGACAGTTAGACAAAAATATATTTGGTAAGAAAAAATTTTCCGACATTTTAGAGGAAATTTACACTAATCAAAAAAAGAAAGAAGAACAAATTTCTACTCTTATATCAGAACTAAAACCTCTTATTCAAGATATTGGAGATGCTACTCTTGTTGTTCCCCTCCTTAAGGAATATTTAGAAATTTCTGTTAAAAATGATGAGCAGCTTATTAAAATGGCTACTATCATTCAAAGGGCTGTTCAAAGTGATGGGGTTGATGATGGTAACTTTGGTATGACCGAAGATGAAAAGCAACAGTTATTAAATGAAGTAAAAAAATTCGGGGAGGATAAAAAGAAAAAATAATGCCCAATCAATTTTATGGTGTTTCTGCTCTTACTAGAACAACTGAACTTGCATCTAATGTCCAACCAGATACAAGTAGTGATATAATATCAGTAAGAGTTAAGGATATCATATTAGATGATACCCATCCTCAATTTAAAAAATATGGGGAATGGAATGGAGTTGGAACTATATTTTTTGATTTAGTTGATTTCCCTTTTGGTGAAAACGTAGTTAATACCGCTCGTCCTTTATTCTCAAATAATAAATTTTACCCCTTAATTAATGAATTAGTATCGTTAGTTTTTCTTGCATCTACCGAAACTCAAACTAATACCAACATAACCGAGGCCTATTATTTACCCCCCATTAACATATGGAACAGCCAACATCATAATGCCCTCCCCGATCCTACTACGGAACTGAGTGAAAATACTACACAAGATTATCAAAATGCTGAAGGAGGTACATCTCAAGATGTGAGAAGGGTTTATGATAATTCAACCAACATAGAATTAGGTGAAGGTTTTAATGAACAAATTAATACTCATCCTCTTTTAATGTTTGCAGGGGATAATTTAATTGAGGGGAGGTGGGGTAATTCTATAAGATTAGGAAGTGTAATAGAAAAAAATAATAATTATCCTATTACTATTATAAGAAATGGGCAACCTCTAAATACTAATGTAGAAGGATGGGTACCCATTAAAGAGGATATAAATAATGATATTTCATCTATATATTTAAGTGAAACTCAATCTTTAAATTTAGATGCATCAAGTATATCATATGATAGTTACCCTTCAATTCCCGAGAGTATAACTAATTATGATCAAAATCAAATAATTATCAATTCGGGTAGATTAGTTTTTAATTCAAAATCTAGTGATATTTTATTATCTTCCAATAAAAGTATAAATTTAAATACTCCTACTACGATTAATATTGATTCTAAAGAAACTTACGTAGCCTCAAATAAAATATTTTTAGGGGATAAACAAGCAACCGAGCCCCTCCTTAAAGGAGATATTACTGTAGCGCAACTTAACTCCATTATTGATGGTTTAATCCAATTTTTTACAGTGTATGGAAAAGAACCTTCCCCTTATAAACCTGCATCAACTCCTCTATCCAATAGCATAGTAGGTACTTTAAATTCTGTTAAAGCTACTCTAAATAGATCAGGACAGGGTGGAGCTAAATCTAACCGTAATTTTACAATGTGATGGCTAGTGAATTTTGTAAAATACCCCCTCAAGATGATACTAAAAATATATTAGATCTACTTCCCCCATTACCTAGTATTAATAAAATAGCGGATTTAATCAATATTGAAGTAGGTAATTTAAAAATTAAATCTACTAATAAAGTAAAAGAATTACTTCTTGATTTTAAAGAAGGAATATGCCCTACACAACAGCAAATTAATAAATTTATTGGGATACGGAATAATATTGTTGAATCTTTGACTAAAGTGTATAATAAAGTAAACAGGTTATCAAATAATATTTCCGGCATAAGTAATTTTTTATCTGTTATATTAACAGGTATAAAAATAGCTAGTGGGGTAGTAAGAGGAATTACCATAGGAGGAGCTGCTATTCCTTTCCCACTCCCTACTGCTGTTAATTCTGTAGTAGAAGGGGGACAAACTTCAATTGAAAAGGCTAAATTTAAAAATACTGGGGACCAGAAATTGGTTCCTTTGATAGGGGGGATAATATCAGCTAATATAGCTGTTAAATTATTTGCATCTGCCCTAAGGGAATTAATCTGTACTATAGAAGCTTTGGATATTTCATTAATAGAATGTTCCTTTCCACCTATAGTTAATGGAGTTGAACCCACTGAAGGTGAAATTGAGGATTTTAGGGATGGGGTTAGAGGAAGTTTAACCCCCATTTCTCCAGATGTGATAACATTTATAGAACAAGATGTAGAGGAACAAGAAAGTAGTATTACAAATAGTGCTTATAGGGGATTTATATTTGAAATTGAAGAAATTCCTTTTTCTCCCACTGTTAATAGAAGACAAGCTTTAGCTAAAAACTCAAATGGAATTACTTTACTTCAAACAGAACTATCTTTTACTTCTACTCCAGATGTTCTTATTCAAGAATTAAAGCTAGTAATAGATAGAGATAATTTAAAAGCAGAGTAATTAAATATTTATATGAAATGAAACAGACCGCATTAAAATCATTAATTAAACAAGCCGTTAAGGAAGCCATACAAGAAGAATTAAAAGAAATTCTTTTAGAAGCAGTACGTGCCCCTAAACAACAAGTTATAGAACATACTCAACCCCAAAAGGTTGTTGATGGTCCCTCTGTGAGTTCCACAGAACAAAGAACTGCTTATCAAAATATAATGGGAGATATGAAAGCCCAATTCACATCTCAAAATGTTCCTAAACCTTTCAACCCCCAAGGAGGAGCACCTGGTATGGATCTCCCCTCAGGAGAAGTTAATATGGATCAAATAATGGGATTAATGAGTAGCAAGTAATGGCTATAAAACAAACTAACATATTTCCTATTGATCAACAACCTCGGAATGCTGTTGGTTTGGCTTATCCCTTTTCTACATTTGCTATCTCGGGATCTGATCCTTATGCTGTAAGAGGAGGTGATGAAACTCCTTTTAAATTAAACTATACTACTAAAGATCAAATTAAATCTAATTTAACTATTTTTTTTACTACTAATAAGGGAGAACGTCCTTTAAATCCCAATTATGGGGGTGGTTTAAAAGATATTGTATTTGAACAGCTTACTGAAAATACTTTTGAAATAGTAGAAAAAAGAATAAAAGATAATTTAGCAATATTCTTCCCAGAAGTTAAACTAGTTGAATTAAAAGTATTAGAGGTTCCTGATAATAATGAATTAAGAATAGTTATGTCTTACACAGTTTTTAATACAAACGAAGATACATTAGAAATTAATTTTAACTTATAATGGCTACAAGTAAAGATATAAAATACATAAATAGGGATTTTGATAATTTTAGGAATAACCTTTTAGAATTTTCTAAAACTTATTTTCCTTCTACATATAATGATTTCAGTGCTAACTCTCCTGGTTCTTTATTTATTGAAATGGCATCTTATGTAGGAGATGTACTTTCATTTTATTTAGATAACCAAGTACAGGAAACTTTCCTTCAATATGCTCGTCAAGAACCCAATTTGTATGAATTGGCTTATATGATGGGGTATAAACCTAAAGTTACTACTCCTTCTTTAGTAGAGGTAGATATTTTTCAAACAGTCCCCGCTAAAGATGAAGGGGGCACTGATGTCCCTGATTATGATTATGCTCTTCTGATTTCAGAGAATGCTTCCCTGTCTTCTACTTTAGGATCAAATGTTAATTTTTTAATGGAAGATCCTGTTGATTTTACATTTTCATCTTCATTAGATCCCACAGAAATTAGTATTTATACTACTACGGGTGGAACTGATGTTGATACTTTTTTATTGAAAAAAACAAGGAAAGCAAAATCATCTACCATTAGTACAATAACTCGTACATTTACAGAAGTAGAACGTTACCCCATTATTACTATAAATGATTCTAATATAATAGGAATATTGGATATAGTAGACAGTGATGGAAACATTTGGTATGAAGTTCCATATTTAGCTCAAGAAACTATATTTGAACCTATAAAAAACTCTCAATTAAATGATCCTAATAGTTATTCTAATGAGAGTGAAGTTCCTTATATATTAAGGTTAAAAAAGGTGCCAAGGAGATTTGTTAGTAGATTTAAGTCAAAATCCCAATTAGAAATTCAGTTTGGAGCAGGTACTAACCCTGATAATGTAGATGAAGAAATAACTCCCAACCCTAATAATGTAGGATTAGGTCTTCCTTATACTCAAAATAAAATTACAACAGGATTTGATCCTCAAAACTTTTTATTTACAAATACTTATGGTATTGCTCCTGCTAATACTACTCTAACTATAAGATATTTAATAGGAGGTGGAGTAACTTCAAATGTAGAAGCTAATGCATTAAACAGTATAACAGGTAATATAAAATTCCAAAGACCCGATTTAGTAGATACTACAGCTCAGGATGCCTTTGATTCTTTAATTATTACTAACCCATCATTAGCCACAGGAGGAAGTGATGGAGATTCAATTCAGGAAATTAGAAATAATTCCTTAGGAAATTTTGGTTCCCAACTAAGAACTGTAACTCCTCAAGATTATTTAACTAGAGTTTTAAGTTTACCCCCTCAATTTGGTGCTATATCAAAAGCATTTATAGAAAAACAAAGAGCTGGGAAATTAGGGGTTAGTGAAGAAGCTTCATTATTAGATTTATATGTATCTGCTTATAATTCACAAAAACAATTAGTAAATGCCTCTACAGCATTGAAAAAGAATATTTCTACTTACATATCTCAATATAGAAGTGCTAATGATTCGATACGAATTAAAGATGCTTTTATTATTAACATAGGAATTGATTTTAGTTTAATAATTCTTCCTAATTACAACTCAAATGAAGTAATAGCCAAATGTATTTCAACTCTTCAAAATTATTTTAATATTGATAATCAACAGATAAATCAACCTATTTTACTTAAAGAAGTATTTATTTTATTAGATAAAATTGAAGGTGTTCAAACTGTAGACACCGTAGAAATCACTAATAAGGCAGGAGGTGATTACTCAGAATATGGTTATGACATACAAGGTGCTACTCAAAGCAATATCATTTACCCATCAATAGACCCTTCTATATTTGAAGTTAAATTTCCATCTGCAGATATTAGAGGAAGAGCAAGAACATTTTAATTATGGCTACATATAAATTATTTCCTACTAAAGATTCTACTATTTATTCAAAATCTCCCATTAAAAATACTGGGGTAGATTCTATTTTAGAAGCCAATGTTGATACTGATCAAAAAGTAAGCAGATTTCTAATTCAATTTTCTCAAGATGAAATTAATTCTTTAATAGACACTAGAATAGGTTCTGGGTCTTTTATGTCAGTAAATTTGAAAAGTAATATAGCTGATATTGAAAATTTGAATGTTGATACCACTTTGGAAGTATATCCTATTTCGGGTTCATGGGATATGGGTACTGGGAGATTTAATGATAACCCCGAAACAAAAAATGGTTGTAGTTGGATTTTTAGAGGTTATTCGGGATCTGATGAATGGGTAACTAGTGGTTTTGAAAGTTACTCAACAGGTTCTTATCTTAGTGGAGATGAAGGTGGAGGTAATTGGTATACAGGGTCGGCTTTGGGATTAGATGTAACTCAATCTCAAGTTTATAACTATACTAGTAATAAAGATTTAAAAGTTAATGTTACTAATGTTATTAAAACATGGTATAGTCAATCTAAAGGACTCACTAATGATGGATTTAATAATGATGGTTTTATTATAAAACAAGATTCAGGAAGTGAAGGAGGAGGACTATATAAAAACGCCCAACTTAAATTTTATTCTATAGATACTAACACAATATATCCTCCTGAATTAGAATTTAAATGGAAAGATTCCACATTTGACACAGGATCTTCTACTATTAACATAATAAATAATTCGGAATTAGTTGCTTCCTTAGATAACAATTTTGGAGAATTTAGAAGGGATAGTATACATAGGTTTAAAATCAACTGTCGTCCTCAGTTTCCTCCTAGAGTGTATCAAACATCTTCTGTATATCTTAATCAACATTATCTCCCCGAAGCTTCTTCATATGCTTTAAAAGATTTGAATACTAATGAATATGTGATAGATTTTGATGATACTTACACTAAAATAAGTGCAGACTCTACTAGTAGTTATTTTGATTTGTATATGAAGGGATTAGAACCCGAAAGATATTATCAATTGCTATTAAAAGTTCCTCTCGATAATCAAATTCTTATATTAGATGATAATTACTATTTTAAAATAATAAATGAGTAAACAAAAAATAAATTTAACTAGGATAGTTTATAATAAAGATGATTATCAAAAAACCATTGATACCTCTTTTAATGAATTTACCCTCCCTTCTCCTGAGATTGAAGATAACTCAATTTCAATAGAACAATTTTTTGTCTACTATAATCAATTATTTTTTGATATACCCAAAACAGGGGTTGAATCTCATAATACTCTTATTCAGCAGAGTACTGAATATGTTGGGGATCAACAAGTTAACAATGAAATTGAAGCATTAATACAAGAAGTAAACGTTTTAAGAGCTCAATTAATAGAATCACAGACTGAATTGACAGAACTTCAACAAAATAATGCTGAATTAGCTTTAATTGTAGCCAATAATGCCTAATATTACTATAAACAAAACATCTACCGATATTGTAGAAAACTATACTGAGCAGGATTTAAACCTTATTCCTTCTTTTAATATAGCATCTTCATTTAATTCTAATGTAGATAAAGTAGAATTTTCAATATATAACGAACAAAATGTTATAGAGTATATAAATTATAATTATATTGGCTATACTACAACTCAAAAAGGTTCAATTAATATTGACCCCACTCAGGATTTAATTAAACAAGGATTTACACAGGGTAATTATACTACTATATATAATTTTGTTCGTAACAGAATATCTTCTTCTTTAGAAAATCCTTTTTATATAAAAGAAATTAGTTCTGATAGAACTGAGTTAAGGATAGCTAATAATAATATTTCTAATGAAGATTTAGAGATATTAGTAAATAATTTTAAAGTTGAGTTAGAAGAATCTCCTTATTTTGAAGATTTTGAAGTTAATTTTGGTAATAATAATATTTATCTTGCTAATAATATAATAACAGATCCTTCTACACCAGATCAGTATACAGTTTTAATAAAATTATATGAACCTTTAGAAAAACAATTTAAAGAAAAAGATACATTAAGAATAATATCTCAAACTGCTGAAGAAATTTCTTACAATGTAAATTTTCCGGCTGTAGTATTACCAACTCCACTTCCAAAACAATTAAGGGGACCTAACTTTAATCTTCCTAAAAAAGGAGAAGTAAATAATTCAACAACCTTTTCTGATTATAATTCATTATTCAATTTCTCCCCCAGTGAAAACTTCACAGGATCTTTAGGAGAATTAAAAAATTTATTAGAAAATAAAGGAATCACTCCTAATGTAAATTATGCAGATTTTAATGATTTTGTTTATTTTTCATCTGCAGAAAAAAGAGTAAGAAACTTTTATTATAAAGTAAGTCTTATAGAGGATTATAATTCTTTTATAGTTGAGCTTCAAAATCTTACAAATGCCGATAATTCGGGGAGTGTAGCAGAATATCAAGCAAAAATATCTAATGTCTTAGAAAATTTTGATGAATATGAAAACTACCAATACTATTCCTCAGGTTCTTCTAACATATATCCTAAAACTAGTGATAGTGATGAAAAACCTTATGTTTTATTTTCAACGGGGAGTAATGAGGCTTTAGCATGGTTACAAGACCAAGCAGTTAATTCTGGGTCTGTTTATGATAATGAAAATGTAGATAGATTATTTAATTCTTTACCTTCCTACATACAGGATGATAATAGAAATTCTTCATTTTTTACATTTATGGATATGACAGGCCAACATTTTGACAATGTTTGGATTTATACTAAAGATTTAAGTAATAGATTTGATGCTGATAATAGATTAAAATATGGTATTTCTAAGGATATTGTAGCAGATGCCATTAGATCTATGGGTGTTAATTTATATCAAAATAATTTTTCTTCAGCTAATTTATTATCTTCTTTAACAGGACTTAACTCAGAAGGAGGATTAATTCCCGATTTACCTTTTCCTGCTTCTGAGGGAGATGAAGTAGTATTAACATACGTCACCGCTTCTTCGGATCCAACAATAATAGATGATGTAAATAAAGAATTTTATAAAAGAATATTTCATAACTTACCTTTATTACTTAAGCAAAAAGGTAGTGTAGAAGGCTTAAGAAACTTAATAAATACTTTTGGTATTCCTGATACTACTCTGAGGATTTCTGAATTTGGGGGTAAGGATAAAACTAATTTTGATGATTGGGATTATTACCAAAATAAATTTAACTATGGTTTAACGGGAACAAATGTTAATTTAACTACTACGGCATTAAATTCTGCTTTTGATGGAGGATTAAACAACATTAGTTTTAGATTCAAATATATAAATGAAAATATTCCCTCTGAAGGAGATGTTTTATTATTGAGTACAATAGGAGGGAATAGCCTAAATATTGAATATACTGGGGGAGGGTTTATAAGTGCGAGTTATTCGGGCTCTATTCCTTCGGCTAGTGTTTATGAAGGTGTTGCTTCTATTGGAGGAGCAGAAATTACAGGTTCTTTCTTTAATGGAGAATGGTGGACCGTAGGAGTTGAGAACTCTAAATTAAGAGTTGGAACTAAAATATATAATGGAAGTGATGGGTTTAAAACAGGACTTAATACTTCGGAACCAGCAACCATAACTTACGGTAATGGTATGACTTTAAAAGGGAGTGATAATAATTTTGCTTTTCAAGAATTAAGATTGTATAGCAAAGCTGCTACAGATAACCAATTTAAGGATTTAATTATGAATCCTCTTTCAATTGAAGGAAATTCATTCAATTCATCAAAAAATGAATTAGCATTTAGAGCTCCTTTGGGAGCTGAGCTTCATATTGAAAATAACCAACTATCTACTAACTATTCTTCAGTCCATCCCGCAATTACAGGTTCATCTTTAATAACTCAATCATTTGCTAATAATAGTAATTATCAATTTCTTGGGGGAGATGTAACATATATAAATAATTCTGAGTTTGTATATGCAGACCAACCTGCTGTTGGAATTAAGAATAGAATAAAAGAAAAAATAAGGAGTGAAGAAATTCAGTTACCTTTTAAGGGAGGTAATACTCTTTCTTCAATTTCTAGCATTCAACAAAATTATTTAACAAATAGTAGTGGTAGTTATACCAAAGATATTAATTTACTTGAAATAGCTGCTTCTCCCCAAAATGAAATTAATGATGACATTAATAATAGTTTTGGATACTTTAATATAGGGGAATATATTGGCGACCCTCGTCAAGTTTCGGAGTCCATTAATCACTATCCTGACTTGGATAAATTACGAGATACTTACTTTAACAAGTATTATAAAAATTATAATTGGACAGACTATGTAAGATTAATTAAATATTTTGATAATTCACTATTTAAAATGATTAAGGATTTTGCTCCCGCTAAATCTAGTCTTGCCACAGGAATTGTAATTAAACAACATTTATTAGAAAGAAACAAACAAAGACCCCCCATTACAGAAACTACTCAATCTTATTATTCAGGCAGCATTCAAACGGGATTTGCTACAGGTAGTCAAGGGGGAGTTTATGATGCTATTAATTACCCCCCACTTTCAACAGAATTAGCAAACGGACCTTCTCCTCAAGTTATTCAAACTTGGGAATATGAAATTCAGACTATCTCAGGTTCTCTAATAAAAACTCAATCAACTCATGATGAATTTTATAATGGAGAATTAAGTGGAAGTGAATTTACAGTTACTAATGGAGAATTGTTCAATAGCATTGTTAAACCCCTAATCACATCTTCTTTTACTCAATTTAGAGATAATGGAAATGGGCTTAACAATAGAATTAGAACATTCACAGGAGATATAACTTCAACGTTGGGTGGAAATGTTGTAATTTTAGTTGATACTAATATTAATAAAATTACTAATATAGCTTTAGGGGGAGCGAATACTGGTGGAACAGGAGCTGGGGGAAGCGTAATTTTTGATTTTAGAGGGTATTATGATTTATTAGGAGTAGGAGATACTTTAACTTTTTCTATTCCCGGTCCTCCTCTTTATGCTGCTCCTGCTTTAAATTTTACAATTACTAATAAAACAGTATATGAAAATAATTCCTATAATAATTACATATTCTCAGTAGAACATGATTGGGCACCTATAGGTGGTTGGGCCTCATTAATAGAAAACATAGCACAAAATCCTCCATTTGGGACTAATGGGGGATTGGTTCCATGGTATGGAATTACACAAATTTATGATGGTTCACCCATTAATTTAAGGGAAATATACTCTGATCCTCTTTTAAATAACATAAGTAATAATAGAAGATCTGTGATTTATCAAAATGTGGATTATAGTAATAACGCCTCTATTCCTGTAAATTTTGATTTGTTAAAAAATGGAGTAGCACTTAAAGCTGAAGTTCAAGATTCAAATTATACAAGAAAATCATGGTCTAATAGTAGGTATAGGGGAACTCGAGTATCATCCTTAGACTTTAATCTGAAAATACAAAGATAATGTTATCAAAATATGTAAATTACACTAAAGAAGAACTTATTGAAGAACAAAATAATCTTAGGATTAATACTGGGGAGGATATAAAGGGTGCCATTGGAGGATTGCCTGTTGTTGAACAAACCCAAGAATATTTTGCTGTTTTTGATGAAGCAGGGTCAACAGGTCCTGAGATTATAGATAAAACTCAACTTAGAATTAGTTATTTAGTAGACTCCCAACTTAATACTTCTAAACCAGTAGAAGGACAACCTGCTGCCTTGAATGCTACTCAAAATTTTGGCAAACAAGAAGAATGTATAGTAAGGGCGGATAATGCTACAGTTTTAAACCAAAATCTTACAGGCAAACAATCTATATATGATATTGGAGCCTTAGCATTGATTTCTACTACTGAATTTGGGAAGAGTAATGATGAGTATATTACTACTATGAGTTTCAACACAGTTGGGGGTCAAATTGTAGGAGAAGCTCAAAATCTTTCATCTCAATTCAGACAAAGTAGTTTTAATGAATTAACTTCAAATGGAGAGTTAACAGCGGAATTTGACAGTATAAGCACCAATTTATCCCAATCAGAGGGTGGTTATGATTGGGTAGAATTTAATAATGATAGTACTTTTCTATTTAAACAGGATACAACTGTAGCAGGAACTAGGATAAGATTTCAATTTTCAGGAAACGCTGCAGTTCAAGATGTTTATTTTGGAGAACAAATTACACTAGAAACTCAATTAGTATTTCAACCTGGGTCTGGAGGTCCCGAAGAAATCTTGGCTACGGGAGGGAGTTCAATTTTGAATGGTGGGGGTGGTGGGAGTGCTCAATATACACCTCAAAACTACATAGTGCCTATAAACATGGAAACTCCATTTAGGAATTTTTTTCAAGATGATCAAATGTTTGTTAGATTAATAAGAACTTCTCCTAGTGGAATTAATAGCAATACAACAATTAAATTTACCTCAGCTACATTTTCAACTCAACAAGAAACCCCCCCAGGAGATGTATTGATAATAGGAGTTAATGCTTGTACTTCTTCATATTGGAGTGGATTTGAAACTGTGGGGGATTCATCAGATCTTAATAAAAATTATAGCATATTAACAGCATCTCAAGATTTTTCTTCTTTTCTAGATGGAAACCATATTCAAAGAATGAATAGTGCTAGCGTTGCTTTTGATCCTAATAATGATGGTAATACATTTAATCCGATTCAAACTGCATTAACTTTTGAAGTTGGTGATGAAATTAGATTTGAGTTTAATAAAAACAAAGTTTATAAAATAATTAAATCTATTGGAGGAGATGATGGTAGAAAAGTATTTATCCATCCCGCAGTGGATACAGTACAACTTGAGGTTCTAGGATCTAATGGAACTCAACTAAATCATTTTACTCATTATAGAATAATTCCTAATGGAGGATATTTAATAATTAATCAAAAGAAAGATAATCAAGCAGGTCCTGAACAAAATTTTAGGGGGATAATTACTCCACAATTCCCCTCTATAGATCTTGAAAGAAAAGGAGATGAATTAATTTATGAATTAAAACAAGCGGGGATAATAGAAACTTAATTTTATAATATTTATATTATATACATACAAATGGGATACTTAAATAACACAATAGTAACAGTAGATGCTATTTTAACTAATAAAGGAAGAGAATTATTAGCTAGAGGGGATGGTTCATTTAGAATCACTCAATTTGCTTTAGCCGATGATGAGATTGATTATACTCTATATAACCCATCCCATCCTTCAGGTAGTGCTTTTTATGGACAAGCATTAGAAAATATGCCCCTATTAGAAGCCTTTCCTGAGACTACTCAAAATCTAAAATATAAACTAGTTACCCTCCCTAGAGGAACAGCTAAAATGCCAGTGCTTGATGCAGGGTTTAGTGCAGTTACTTTAAAACAAGGTGCCTCATTAGCTATAACTCCTCAAACTTTAAATTATCTTGGTAATAATCAAGTATTTGAAAATAGTGGATATACTGTTACAATTGCTGATGTGAGAACCTTAAGCACATTTAATGGAGTAGGCATAAACACAGAACAAGCACAAGCTTTAAATTCCACTACCACTATAGGAACCAATGTATCTAGTACAGTTGTAGGTACTACTGTTAATTTAACAGCAACTACTGTTAATACTTTATTTGGTAGTAATACTCAACTTAATACTACTTTAACTATAGTAGGTAGAGACAGTGGAGCAAGATTAACAGTTCCCGTAACAATAACCAAAACATCATAATAAATGTCATTTAAACGACTTGATCCTGAGGATTTTTTAATTAGTGCCGATAGCGTTACAGCGGGAGCATGGGAAGATGAAACTCCTACTTTAACAACATTTTTTACATCTTCAACACAAGAAGCAGGTGCAAGTGGGGAGTATTATTTAGATTTATTTAAAGATAATACAGCAACCACTGCCGGGTTACCAACCCAATTTTCAGTAGCCTTTGGAGATTCCGTTGGGTCAGGATCTATACTATTTGATCCGGGAATTGATGGAAAATCTCCAAGCTCTACAGTATTTGGTCAATTCCAAAATATTGTATTGGGAGATGAAAATAACAGTTTTATTTTTGGAGATGTAACTCCTGATACTCAAAGTTTATATGTTATATCAGTAGATAGAGCCAAATATAAAGGAAACATATTTCCAGGAACTCTGGATTTAAGGTTATCTTCTGATGGTTCTAGTATTCTTCAATTAACTGATAATAGTAATGATGTTAGTACTGTTACTTTTAATGAAGCCGGAAGAGTTTATCAAGTAGTTTCTGGGTCTAATGGGTCTGCTATAACAGGAGGAGGACAAACTGCTCAAGGATCTTATGGATTATTTCTCCCGGATATTGGTTGTATAGTTTTAAATGCCGCTGCCCTAGATTTAACTTATGGTGCAGGAGGAGGATGTAGTTTAGGTACTGTACGAGATTCTGATACTAATAACAACAATGTTAGAAGATTATATGAATCCCTTAAAAGTGCTGCTAATTTTACTTTGAACAGCCAAGAAAACCTTACATCAGATTTCATTTTTATAAGAGCCCGAAACTCAGAATATAATTATTCAGAAAACCCATCATTTATTAGTGGATCTGAGGGTGAGGTTACTTATACGGAATTTATTAATTCTCCCCAAACCTTTATTACTAGTGTTGGGATGTATAATGATAATAATGAATTATTAGCGGTAGCAAAGTTAAGCAAACCGTTAAAGAAAGATTTTACTAAAGAAACTCTTATTAGAGTTAAGCTAGACTTCTGATGAATGAGCGCTTACAAACAATTTCTTTCATCTGATATCGTAATAACTCCTTTTGAGACTAATAAATCTTTTAGTTTTACTGGGGAGAGTGACTTAAATGCTTCTAATGTAAAAATTGATAGATTTATAGGGAAATCAGAAGAAGAACAAAATTTTAATCCATCTAGTTGGAGCACAACAGGTAACGTAAAACAAGAATATAAGGATTTAATATATAATTCAATTAAAAACTTATATTATGGTAATTATACAAAAGGGGGAAATGATGGTTCTTCCACTTCTGCTTCGGGAAGTTATGATAATTCTTTACCAACAGATTTATATTTTGAAAGATTTTTCCCATCCTCCGATGGGTATTATTTAAATGATATTGGGGTACTTTCAATTCCATCAAAACTTTATGGGAACCGAATTCAACCTAAGTCTTTCAAATTTACATCATCAAGTGTGGTAATTATTGATGATGGGGAAGGAAATTTAAAAGTAGGAGATAAATTTGTAGGTAATATTTTTTATAATCAAGGTATAGCTGTTATTGTGGGTGCCGGGAGTAATATTAATGATGCAGGAGCTTCATACGGCAACGCCGTGTATAACACTAATGTATATGGTACAACAGAAGATGTTAACATAGCATCTAATTTTATGACTTATGAAGATGTTGTTTTAGAATTTTCATCATCATATGATATACTTGAAACTCAATATAAATGTACTATAGATTCTAATGAATTTAACTACTCAGTAAATCCAAGATTACTTTCGAATGATTTAAGAGGAGAAAATAAAATTTTAGATTTAGGAAGTTCCCAATATAGTGACTTTGTTACATCTTCTTATTTTTCACCATTTGTAACTACTGTGGGATTATATAATGATAATAAAGAATTAGTAGCAGTTGGAAAATTATCTCAACCTCTTCTAACCTCACAAACCACAGATACTACCATATTTATTAATATAGACAGATAACATGGCAACACTAAATAAAGCAGGAATTACAGATGGGCAAACAATTGCAGCTGCTCAAATTTCTCAATCCATTGTAGCTTTAAATGGAGAAGAAACTTATGATATTATAATCAATGGTTCTCTTACTTCAAACGACGGAGTAACTTTAACCAATATCCCAACAGTTACTCCTGGAGCTGGTGATTTTTTAGTTTTAGATGGAACAACAGTAAAAACTACAACGGCGGGTGCTTCAGGTACTTCAGGTTCTTCAGGTACTTCAGGTGCCAATGGTGCCACTGGTGGCTCAGGTACTTCGGGTTCATCAGGTACTTCAGGTTCATCAGGTACTTCGGGATCATCAGGTACCTCAGGTTCTTCAGGTACTTCTGTTGGTACTAGTTTAGAAGTTAATCAAATTACCTTTGCGGATAGCACAGAGACTATCTCAGGGTCAAATAATTTTGTATTTAACCATAGTAATAGTCAGGTATTCATTACATCTTCCGCAGGATTTTCTCCATTATCTTTAGGTAATAAAAGAACCACCACAACTAATTCAGGAACAGAAGTCTCTTCAATTCAATTTTTAGGAGGTTTTAATGGAAGTTATTATACAGCGGGTGAGATTGTATTAAAAGCAGCATCTAATTATTCTGCTACTTCTCAACCTACATTTATGGAAATAAATTTAGGGGATGGAGATTCAGCAAATAGCACAAATGAGGTTTTATCTTTAGATGGAGAGGATCAAAGCATTTCCATTCCTGGTTATAAGTTAACCAATGATGATAATAGATTTGATACAAGTGTTTTAACGACACTTCCTTTATGTGCTTCAAATGGTAATTTAAAGTATCATATAGGTGGAAAGCAACTCATGAAAGCCATTGATTTAGGAACATTAGATGCATCTAATGCCACTTCGATGTCAATTGGAGACCCAATTCCATACCAGAACCCCGGAACAGGAGATGATCCTTTAGATGGGTTATTATATGAAGGAAGTATTAATAACCTTGGAATTAATGGAGGTAGCACCTTTACTATTCAATTAGAAGATAATGTAGCAGATATTTTACAATCCGGAGATGAATTCAATGTACAATTTAAATGTTTTAGTATACAGGCTACATGTACTTTTAAATTTAAATACACATTAGGAAATGATACAAAAACTAGAAATATCCCTGATTCAAGTGCAGGAAGTTTGTCTGTAACAACCGATAATAGTAATGATTTGGTATGTATAAAATTTCAATACTTTGAAAGAGATGCACAAAATCACGGCATTTGGCCCATATCGGCATACATCCTAGAAAGTTAAAAAAATAATGAATTGGTTATATAATGGAAAAGAAATCACAGACATATCACAATTTCCCTCAAACACATTTGGGTTTATATATGAAGTGATTACCCCCGAGGGGAAAAAATATGTGGGGAAAAAAGTTTTATACCACAATCAAAAGAAAAAACTTACTAAAGTTGAACTCTCAGAACAAACAGGACGGGGAAGAAGGAAGACATTTAAAATAGTTCAAAAAGAAAGCGATTGGAAGAAATATTATGGTTCCAATAAACATCTTAAAAATCAAATTACTAAAGGAGAAGTTACGCTGGAAAGTTTGGGGAAACAAATTATTCAAGTAGCCTCCAATAAAAAACATCTTACATACTTGGAGACTAAATATCTCTTTCAACTTGAAGTTTTAGAAAACCCAGATTTGTACTATAACGATAATATATTAGGAAAATTTTTCACATCAGACTTTGATTCCTAAATTAGAATTCGTATATTTACATCAATGGTAAATCAATTACTAGTATCCTTAATGGACTCTGTCTTGGGCAAAGGTAAACAAACATCCAGAGGTAACCATGCTTACCACTGCCCGTTCTGTAAACATCACAAACCTAAAATGGAGGTGAATTTTACGGAAAATAAAAAGGGACATAATCCTTGGCATTGTTGGGTTTGTAATACTAGAGGTAAAACCATTCCTAATCTCCTTAAAAAGATTGAGGCATATGATAAAATTGAAGAAGCTAAAAGGTTAATTCCTCAAGGATCATTTGTTGAAGAAACAATAGTTAAAAACGATCTGCACCTCCCTAAAGAATATACCCCTTTTATTGATAACCCCTCCAGCCTAATGGCTAGACATGCTTTGGCTTATCTAAAAAAAAGAGGGGTTACAATGGAAGATATGATTAAATATCATATGGGGTATTGTGAAGAAGGAGAATATAGAAATATGATTATTATTCCCTCATACGATTATAAGGGGAATTTAAATTATTTCACTGCTCGAAGTTTTGAAAAGCAACCATTCCGTAAATATAAAAATCCATCAGTATCGCGTGATATTGTGCCATTTGAAATGTTTATAAACTGGAATAGCCCGTTGGTATTATGCGAAGGACCATTTGACGCCATAGCCATCAAAAGAAATGCAATACCGCTGTTAGGAAAAAATATACAAACTAATTTAATGAAGAAAATCGTTTCTTCTAAAGTTGAAAAAATATACATAGCACTCGATAGTGATGCTATGAAATCTGCAATTAAATTTTGTGAAAAGTTTATGAATGAGGGTAAAGAGGTTCATTTATTAGAAATGGACGATAAAGACCCTAGTGAGTTAGGATTCAAACTTTTTACTGAACTTATTCAAAAGTCCACCCCATTAACTTTATCGGGGCTTTTGGCTAGAAAATTAGCCCTATGAAACAAATTAAAAAGAGTTATGGTAGAATATTAGAAATATCTGATGACCATAAACAAATAACCCTCCCAGATGGAAGATATTACCAACGAAATGGAGAATATTATCCTTCTGTAACTTATGTATTAAGTCATTACCCCAAAGGTAAATTTTTTGAGGACTGGCTTAAAAAAGTAGGTTATGCTTCAGAACATATTGTAAAAAAAGCATCATCTGAAGGTACACAAGTATATGAAATGATTGAAGATTACCTTAATGGTAAAGAATTGAAATTTTTAGAGTATGGGGTTCCTATGTATCCTACACTTGTTTGGCAAATGTTTTTACGATTTGTTGATTTTTGGGAAGAATATAAACCAACATTAATTGAGGCTGAAGTCCATTTATTTTCAGATAAATTAAAAGTAGCAGGTACTTGTGATATGGTGTGTGAAATCAATGGTGAATTATGGGTTATAGATTTTAAAACATCAAATCATCTTCAAACCACATATGATTTACAAACTGCTATTTATTCTCAATGTTTTGAGGAATGTTTTGGTAAAAAAGTCAATCGCACAGGTGTGTTATGGTTAAAATCTTCAAAAAGAGGTCCTAAAAAGGGTGCAATGCAAGGTAAAGGGTGGGAAATGTATGAATCTAAACGTACACAAGAAGAAAATTTAAACATATATGGAGCTGTAAGGACTTTATTTGATATAGAAAACCCAAATCATAAACCCGCATTTACTGAATTTCGCACCACAGCTAAAAGAGATTTGTAATATTTATAACAAATACTCTTTATGAAACTATATGATATTTTAAAAGAAATACAAGGTAAACCCAAAGCTATTATATTAGCAGGTGCTCCTGGAGCAGGAAAAGGGTATATCTTAAGGGGTTTAGACTTAGGAAGTTTAAAAGTATTAAACGTAGACGACATTTATGTTCCTATGTTAAAAAAAGCTAATATAACATTAGACTTAAAAAATGCTACTCCTGAAGAAAGAAGCAATCAAGCTAAAGCAATGGCTGCAGCTAATAAAGAATTCAAAGGCAATTTAGCAACTACCATAGGAGGAAAAGAATCATTTATATTGGATGGTACAGGTGCTTCATTAAAAGAAACATCTAAATTAAAGACCGAATTAGAAGAAGCAGGATATGAAGTATTTATGCTTTATGTTTATACTGATTTAGAACGCTCTTTAAAACAAAATCAAGATAGATTCGAAAAATCAGGAGGAAAAGATAGAAGCTTAGCTCCGGCCATAGTGATGAGAACATGGAAAAGTGTAACTCAAAACCATGCTCCTTATAAACAATTATTTGGTAATAATTTTGTATCTGTTGCTAATACTTTAGGGGATGAAAAGTTAACTGATTTAGAGGATATAGTAACTAAATATCTTACACCTTTTGATCCTAAGGGCACCAAACCTAAAACCCCTGCCCAACAAGCAAAATCAGATGCTCGAAAAGCCAAAGATGCCGAAGAAATAAAAGCATTATTAAGTGATAAAGGAGTAAAAGATATCATAACTACCTCAGTATCGGCTGAAGAAGCACAATCTAAATTAAAATCCTTTTTAGCATGAATAGTCTAGTTGAAGCATTGATTGAAGGTATTATAAGTGAAGAGGAACAATCCAAGAAAAAGATAATTGGAATGTTTGGAGGTGGGTTTAAACCTCCCACATCAGGTCATTTAGAAGTAGTAAAACGAGCCCTAGAAGAAAATCCTGAAATGGATGCTTTAATTATATTAGTAGGTAGTGGTACACGAGATACGGTTACTCAAGCTGATTCAATTGCTATTTGGAACATATATAAAAAATATCTTCCAAATAAA